ATGGTTAGTGAGTCTCCATTGACTGAGCTGACATCGGCCAAAGCCGCTTTGCTCTGGACAACGAGCGCCTTGCAAGTGTCCTTGTTTGCACACCAGTCGCAGTATTCGCAGGGTGTGGGCTTCGCGTGAACCCACGTTGCGCGGTCAATTGCTCGCCTCGTGATGCGCTCCGCCTCCTCAATCGTAAACTCGTATGTGCGCACGAGCCTCTGATCCACGTAGATGATATGTGCAACCCAGTAGTCGGTGAAATAGCGCTCCATGCAAGCCCACGAGTAGGCTGCGGCCTGCGCGAGATAGTCCCGCACCTGCCCCGTTTTCACGTCTGCCAACCACCCACCCTCAACGCAGAGTGCATCCGCCGTGCCAACCTTGCTCAAGGCAGGCACGGACATTGCAAGGTGCGTCTCGCGACATTCCATGTCGTGGTCGCCAGCTAATTCGAGTAGCTTACGAACTCCCCACATCACGGTATCCTTTTCCTCTTCGGGCATCGGCTCAACATCTGCAATGATATGGATGCGGTCGCGAATCCACTTATCGACTCGCGTCCCGCGCTCCGCAGCCGGACTCGTCGTCCACGCCGAAACGTAGACCGGACAGCCTTCGAGCTTCGGCAGCATGCTTGGTGACAGCTCTTTCATTTCGCCTCCGAGTGAAATGCCGCTACCGTAGCCAAGAACTTTGGCACATCCTGGCGAATGCGCTCGAGCACTCGGTCGGATGCCTCTGTCCAATCTTGATCTGCTTTGATCTGATCCTTGGCTCGCAGAAACGCTGTCGCCGCCTCGCCGTGCTTGGCGACCTCGATCGTCCAATCCTCGGTCTTGACGACTGTAACTGGTGCCGGTGCCGGTGCAGACTTCGCAACTGGGAACAGGTGCGAGACGCTGGCCCATTCAAGCGGTAGTTCCTCCGCCAGCCCGCTGCGGGTCTTTGCGTCGTAGGCCGCGCTGTGCGTGGTCAGCAGGATACGCTCCTTGCCGCCGATGCCCTTGCCCTTGCCTGTCTCGCTTGTCGAGACCTTCGTTTTGAAACGCAAGAACCAAAGCTCGTCTGCGAACTCCTTGAGCAACGGCGATGATTGCTTGGACAGCTTTAGCTCATAGCGATCATAGGCTGCAAGTGCATCCGGCGCCTCGAATCGGACGATCTTGCTGTGAGCGATCATCACGACATTCTTGCCGGCATCGATCAGCGTGTCGATGCTGGCGAGCATGCGAGACATCCTCTCTGCCACCATGACCCAGCCTTTACCAAAGCCGAAGTCTTCGATGCTGGTCTTCTTGCTGCTTGCCAGCAAGTCCTCGACGCACAGCCGCTCTGCCCAATCGGCAGAGTCGATGACGATGGTCTGGTAGTCGGTGGCCTTGGCCTCTGCCAGTGATTCAGTCAGTTGCTTCCACGACGAGATGTCGCAACGATCAACATTGAGGTGGCTCGTGCCCTGCTCGATGTCGAGGAACAGCGGGTTCGGGAACTGCGCTGCGAAGGTCGATTTGCCAACGCTTTCAACTCCGTAGAGGACTACGCGCTGGGCGCGTTGTTGTTTGCCTTTTGTGATTTTCATTTGTATTTTGTATTTGTTTCGGCAGCATATACGGCCACTGCCAGTGCCGCCCAGGTGTGGGATTTGATGCCGTAGGTTTTCCCCGGCTGTTTCTTCGTGCCTTGCGGCCCGAAAATGTCAATAAGTCTCTGGCGGATGTTTGCGTCTTTGGCTCGCATAGAGCCGCAGAGATACATTTTTATGTCCTTGCGGTAGCAGAGCCGGACTTCGCAGCGCGCTACCTCGATGAAGCGTCCGATCCAGACGCAGGTTTCAAAGGTGCTGGCACCTACCGCCATGCCGTAGGATGCGATCATCTCGCAGGCCACGCTGTTGTATTCCCGCCCAATCAGGATTTGGCGGATCTCCGCATTCGGTAGGTGTCCGTGGTCGATGATCAAACCGTTGTCGAACTGGACAAATGCGGTGTGCGTTGTGCCTGGGTCGAGGGCGATCATGCTAATCCTCCTCCTCGAACTCGCGCCACCGGCGTTGTTTCTCGCGGCGACGCATATCGTGCTGGCGCATCCGCCACAGGATATTTTGCTGTCCGCACCAGTAGGATGCGAGGCACGAGCCGATGGTGAGGACGGCGATACAGATGGCAAGAGTTGCGCTCATTCTGCCCCTTCCGGTGCCTCTGGGAACGGCATCCAGTGAGTTACAACGACCTCAACCTTCCCCCCGCTGAGATACCGCCAGTCCTGACCGTCATCGTATCCGGCCTCGACCTCTCCGTCCTCGGTTGCGATCAAGACACTGCTATCGGTATCCGGCATTAGCTTGTCTGCTTTTATCCACGCGCTCATCGTGCGATCCTCCAGGTGATCCACGCCAAGGCGATGATAGGGGTGACGATGCCGAGGTATTGGATAAAATATCCAATAGAGCGGCAGACTGATGCGGGGTCGTTTAGATCGATCATAATTTTGTAGGGTTAGTGTGGAGGGATGGGATTCCGTGGCGGAACAAGAATATGTTGTTCGCCTCGATAACGCAGGTGGCTTGGATTATGTCTCGAACTGTTCCGAAAAGAGGGTCGTAGCCCTCGCAGAGGTAGAGTTTCATTTTGTATTTGTATTTCTGTTTCTATCGTTCGGGTTCCTCCCGTTCGATGGGCAGACCTTCTAACATCTAAAAAAAATGCAAAGACAATTTTTCGCGAAGGGCGAAAATAAATACTGCAAAAAAGCTTTACATGCCTTCGCAATCAATGCCAGCGCGGCTCTGCGGGCCTTTACGACTTTATAATCGGACGGTAAAAATTTGTGAGAACGGTTTTGCCCAAATGGACAATCCGTAATTTTTTGCACTCAAACTTCCCCGATTCAACCGCTACCCTCATGCTGCCTGCCAGCGTATTGGCAAGCCTCCCTGTCTCTGTCGCCAAGTCGTAGACAGTCTTCCACCCCTGTGCGCGCAATAGGTCTCCGTCCTCAACGATGTTGCTTGCGAACGCCTGAGACCAAGCCTTGTCTATATCGGTAAGAGCCACGGATTTTGTTTTTTTCGTTCGCATAAATTCACGATCAGAGAGTTGTCTGTGTAATGCCCGTAAGCAAAGCCCTGTGACCAAGCAAGGGTTGCTCGTCGTTGGCTCGCATAGTCCATGTCGAAGCGCGCCAGCATTCCGACGCAATATCCGGTCGCACCTTCGATCGTCCTTGCACGCTCGCTGCCGACTCGATGCAGGTGTGCCATGAGCATGTTGCCGTAGGTCTCTGCGTGGTCACGGATGGCTTGCACATTATACATGTATCCGTGCAGGAATTTCGTCCCGCCGAGTTCGGCATAGCTGCGAATATGATAGGGATACAGGCGCGCCTTGAGCTTCTTAGCTGTCGCCTCGATAGCTTGGATGGTCAGTGTCGCTGCGTGCGCTGATAGCGCGTTTGGCGATGATGCGAGCTTGTAAAGCCTGGCTTCATGATTCCCATATAAAATATGCTGCGGGCGGAGTTCTTCGAGGAAGTCAATTCCCGCACTGAGATCATCGCTCACGCTCGCTGCGCGGTCGGCTGAGTTCGGATCGTTAACGGCACCGGAGCGAAATGCGGCGAGGTCAAGAAAGTCGCCGAGGTGAAATGTCGTGTCCGGTTTCCAGCGTTCCTTAAACACAAGCACGGCCTTGCGAGCCTCCTCGTCGATCTGATCGCCATGAGAGCATCCAACTGCCATCCATTTTTTCCACTTTTTGGTCGGTGTCATATTAAGGTAGGTCAGGGATTTCGTTGTCTTTGCGGAGTTCCCAAATGTAGCTGCGGACTTTTTCAAGAGTAGCGTCGCACCCCGTGTGCGTCTCGCCCTCTTCGTTGCGCCATTGCCGGAACTCACCACCGCCATGTTTAAGGAACGAGCGGATTTCGTTAAGAAAATCGTCGAGCACTAAGATCGCATCCATTCCTTTGACGGCGCAAATGTGCTCGCAACGCTCTTCCGGAAGGGTAAATTCAAGTGTGGCCTTCATGCTTCTGCCTCCTCCTCCTCGTCGTCTTCGTCTTCGATCGGCCAGAGTATGTCCTCCGCATCCCCGGCGAGGCTACGGCAGGCGTATTCGTTGCCGTGCTTCATGTGCATGTGGTAGGTCTCCCCTCCGTCTTCCCAAGACACAATAACGACCCCGCAGTCAAAGTGCTCGGCCAGCAATTGCCGAACCTGGAGCATAATTGTTTCTCGATCCGGCGGTGATTTGATTTTTGTAGTTTTCATTAGGTCACTGCGTCATCTGAAAATGCATCCCGTCGCGTCCGATTGTCGCTCCGAGATTGACCCACCCGTGCTGCGCGAAGACTTCAATGACGCGAAGCGGCATGTGTGCGCGGGTCGGCCAAGCGGTATGCAGTCCGTTGCGATCTGCGTCGAGATCAATTGCCGCTGCCCACGAATGTTTGCTCGGCTCGCTGCCGCCGCGTTGGGCGCGCACTGCGTAAGACCCGAAGAACCTGTCTATACCAGCCTCTGCTCGGTTTGCTGGGGTCGGGTAATAGTCGAGCAGGGTTTCTAAAACCGACGACAGGCTTTCGTGGCATTTTGCGTGAATCGCAATGCCGTCGATCGTTTTGTTCGTGTCGTAGAGGAACATTTGAAACGGCGGTTTGATCCGCACAAGCGGAACACTGCCGGGTTCTCCGTAGTATGCCGTGCAAGCCGCTGTGCTGGCCTTTGGCGATGTGCCTGGCTGCATAGCCCTGAGATGCCGGTTGAGAGCACGAATACTCTCCGGCCCCCACCATCCGTCAGGCTTCGCGCCGATGCGAGCCTGCATAGACTCGATCTGCGCACGGTTCACTTTTGCTCTTTGCGGATGATGTTTATGGCTCCGACAATTG